ATAAAAGCAGTGATTAATAATTGCAATGCAAAAGGCACACCGTCGAAAGTCAGGAATAAAAGGATGCCTATAACAGCACCGATTAAATAGTGAAGTAAGTTTCTCATTAGATTGTAGATTTATTTTTGTAGCGTGTTATTTTATAATTTTGTTTTGTAAATGTATCAGCAGCGTTGCCAGTTACAGTTAAATATAAAGTATTTGCAACCGCTGGATTAAAAGTATAAGACGCCCATTGATTTGCTGTTAATGCTGCCGTAGCTTCGTCAGTTGCAACTCCTATAGTATTTACTAAACATTTTACCGTTGTGCCTCGAACGTGAAATTCTCGCTTAATAGTTTGATATAAATTAGTTGCCCCAAGCGATGCACTAACTGCTAATAATTGAGCCGTTCCACTGTTAAAAGTGCTTACTGTATCAGTCCAAAGTCTAATTGTTGATGTTGCTGTAACTCCTACTTTTGCTCCTAATGCTTCAATCTCAAATGCGTCTAAATCGCTAAAAGTATTTGCGGGTACGTTCACTTGATATAATACTATATTTGTACCACCGCTTACAGTTGAGCCTAATACATTGCAGTTAAGAATAACTTGCATATAATTATCCGTAACTTGTTTAAGTTTCAACGGTGTTACAATTCTTGTATCATCCGTTCCCGTTGTTACTTCCGCTGTTGTAGCTATTTCTGCAATTCCTGCTACTGTTTCTGTTGCGTTTGCTACTGTTGGAATATCACTTAATAAAGCTAATGTTTCAGTTGAACCCGCTACATCGGGAATGTTTATAAGACCATTAACTCCCGTTGGTTCTGTGAACATAACCGTTGTGCTAAATCCTAAAGCTACATCGGAATAAGCTAATATTTTATCCGATAATTGAGTTAATTTATTTGATGCTGTTGCTATATTTAACCCTGTGTAATTTAATACTGATTGATTATTTAAAGTGTCGTCAGATGCTATAAATGCGCCACCTCCATCAAATGGGTCAAACACTAAAGTAATATCTTTAATGTTTCCAATTGCACCAACCGCTAATACTTCATCAAGCGTCGGAGTACTTCCTGCGCCACCGCCTAGATATTGCGCTTTAATTCTTTTGCTTATACCCGTTGAAACGTCTACAATTTCAAATAAATCATTGTCGTTAGGTGCTTCCGCTAATTCGGGTAAATCGGTTATTTTTTTATTTGCCATTAGTTTATAATTCTAAATTCGTTATTTTCTGTTAGTCTAAATTCTCCCGCTTCCGTAATTCTATAATCAAAATCGGCATTAAAAAAACCCGCTCCTTCTAAATCATTAATAAAAAAACTTTGCACTTCTTCTTTTCCACTAAAATCAATTTTAAAGCCGTTAAAATCACTTTTTGAACCTCCCGTTCCATAGTTTAAAGTTCCTGCCTCTAAACCTTTATAAAGTCCAAAAATTCTATACAATCCGTTTCTATCTTTAAAGATTAAACGATAATCTTTATGTAATAACTTTGAAATATTTTGACTATCATTTGCCCCTTGTAATTCTAAAGCGATAGTTTGATTATAAAACTTTCCACCCGCTTCCGTTTCTTGACTTTCGTTTGCATTTTGCAAACCATTAGAATAGAATTTATAAATAGTTGTTAAAGGAAAACTAGTTAATATGTTTGCGCTTGTTACTATTTGAGAGCGTGAATAATTTACAAAAGGGAAAAGATAAATTTCTTCAATCCCTCCTAAATTATTTTTGCATTTTCTATTATATCCGCTGTTTACTGCAAGTACCATGCTCTGTCATTATATCGGTTACCGTTTAATTTCCAACCTGCCGTTACCTTAATATTCAAATTTGCATTAACCTCATCTTGATACGTTTTAAACTCAGGGATTGAATTATTACAAATCCATTTATTAAAACGAATGATTAAACCTTGCGCAAATGCATTGTATTTATTCGATAAAAATAAAACTTCATCTTTAGTAACGATTTCCGCATTGTCTGCCGTGTGTTTATAGATACCGCCATTATCAACCATGTACTGACCGATTTCGATATACTCAGCCATTGACTTGTGTTTTGTAATTGGTTTGACAAAACGTGTGTATAATTCCAAATACAAGCCCGATAACGTTTCCGCTTCCGCTTCATCCGCAATCTTATTGTATAATTCAGTACCTAATAATGGCTCAATGGTCATTAATTGAACGTTAGCTATACAAAAAATATACTTATCTACATCAACATTCCCACCTAATACGGTAGTCGATGCCATTTCTTGCGGTGTAATAAATAAAAACTCTGCCATAATATTAATTTAATGCGCCTCTATTTGGCATATTAATCGGTTCTACTCCTGCCAATCCCTTTGCGGGTTGTTGGTTACTTTTATCAATTGCAATCGGTGACTTAACATCAACCTTTACAGTTTCATTTTTACGCTTGTATGTTAATTTTTCCCAATAATGATGACAATTTACACCACCTTTATATTTGAATATGTTGTAAGTACTTGCGCCTTCTGGACCAAAACCAGCATTAACGGGTTTATCATTCATAGCTTCAATATCTTCAATGCGATATATCTTTTTTGCACCTACCATTTTAGAACAAAAATCTCTTTCCCCTAACATACTACCCGCATAACGATACCGTGTAATAGTATCAAATAAATCATATCTTGATTTATTTAGTGGGTTTGCACTTCCAGTACTTGCTAATTGTATTTTATCTTCTTCTTCATAATTTACGGGTTTGCATTCAATCAAATCGTAATTATCTAAATCTTCAATTTCACCTAAATCAATAAACAAATCTAATTCAGTCTTTTTTTTTTCCTCTGATAAAACAACAACTACTTCTTGCAAAGGTTTGAAATACAAATCTAAATTAATATCGTAATGCTCTAATATTTGTTTAATACCATCGATTATAAAGCGTTGTTTCGGCTCAATAACATATTTAATCAATTGCTCCCGTGCTGTTGTTAATTCATCCGCATTATTACCAAAACCCGTATTATCTTTAATACCAAATAGAATTGGCGAAACTACACGGTGCGAAGTCATAATCTGCTGACGGCTTTCGCTTGTTAAATATTCCCATTGTTTATGAGCATCGTTTACGGTCAAAGGTGTTACGGTTATTTCTGCATCTCTTCCGTTAAATGATAAAACAAATTTACCCGCATTACTTGAACCCGTTAATTTTGCTTTTATCTTATATTCTAAATCGTCTTTTTCTTCTTCACTCAAAGAATTACCATCTGGAATATTTATGATATACCCAAAAGATAAACCGTTTTTTATATGATTAATATAGTAGTTAGAAATTTCTTCTTCCATTTCCATATAAGGAATACCAGCCAAATAATCAGGATCACTGAAATAAGTTTTCCCCGCTTTGTAAGGCATCCCATTGTAGATTTCAATCTCATCTTTTGAAGTTCCAAAAGTTGCAAAAGGTAAAGGTGTATATTTATTACTACTCCAATCACGGGAGTAAAAATAAGTTTCAATTTCTTCTTCTTCATTCTCGATTGATGGCGCAATACGTTCTTTTGGAGTGTGCTTTATAGCTCCCAAATCTGTTTTATTCTTGGCTTTTATCACTTGTGCCGAAAACTCATTAAACATTACAAAATCAGAAACAATACGTCTAACATCTTCATCCTTCATAATCACTTTAAAACGTAACCAATCAGCAGTATTTGTAAAAGCGTTTCTTGCTCCGATACCTTTACCATAAATCATATCAATATATGAATTTACAATAGCTGAATGCGTAGTACTTCCATTGTATCTTTGTATCATGTAATGATAAAATGAATTGTGTTTCCCATTCAATACCCAATTTTTAGATTTGTTTTCCTCTACTTTTGGGCGTATGTAATTGTTTAGTTGTATTAATCGAATATCTTGTGCCATTATGAATAATATACGTTATTTGTTAGCTTGTAATCTTGTGGAACTTGCGATGTGGCAATTAGTTTCCCTCTGTAAATAACCTCTGTATTTTCAGTAATTCTAATTTGATACTTTGAATTTTCAATAAAAGTAAAATCAAACTCTAAAAATAGATTACCATCGGTAACTAAATATGTGTTTTCAACCGTTTCCGATAGTTGTGTTGCCTCATTAAATAAAGATAATACCAATGCATCGCTTGGATATAATCGAGGGATTAACTTTAAAGTGTGCGTTGTATTTGATGGGATTACTACGTTCATATCTATATAACAAAAAAATCCCCATTTTGTTACAAATAGGGATTTAAAACTAATCAAAAAAAAACTAAACCAATGCTTCGAATGCCGTTGCTGTTGCTTCGTCTAATTTAGGAGATAAAGCGCCCGTTGTAGAAACACCCGTTAAAGTGTATCCATTCATTTCGCCTTTAGCCCCGCCTGTTGCCTGAACAACTGTAAAATCAATTCCGTCATCAATACCAATAGCGTGGAAAATTCCGTTTCGGTCTTTCACTACTGCCATCGGGAAACCGTATGTTAAAAGATTTAATTGAGCCGAAG